GAGGCGTTCGCCCTGGAGACTGCCTTCGACCTGGCCAATCCGCTCCTGGTGGCGGCGCTGGCCGACGGCGTCTTCCGCGCCGGACGCATCAACGACGGTACGCGCAAGAGCATCGAGGAGGCCTTGCAGCAGGGCCAGACGGCCGGCTACGACGCCCAGCAACTCGTCTTCGGCGTGCCCGACGACGGGTTCGCGGGCCTGCTGGACCGCGTGGAATCGACCTACGAGAACCGGCCGGCCATCATCGCCGCCACCGAGGCGGCGTGGGGCACAAACAGCGGGACAGTCGCAGCCTACCGGCAACACGGATTCCAGAGGGGCATGATCGTGGACAACCCGGCGTGCGATGTCTGCGGGCCTCGTGACGGAGCGATCGTTAATCTGGGGAGCGAAATCAACCCTGCCCACCCCAATTGCGAAGTGACGGTGGTCCCGATTTAGGAGGAAGTTGATATGGAACAGAAATTATTCAAGGCTCTCATGGAGGTGAAGGCCGACGGCGAGCAGGGACTCGTGCGGGCCGTCTTCGCCACGCTGAACGTAGAGGACAGCGATGGCGATGTGACGCTGCCCGGTGCCTTCGGCAATCAGAAGGTGCGCCTCGGGGCCTGGGGCCACGCCTGGAACGAACTGCCCGTCGGCAAGGGCGTCATCGCCGAGGAGGGCGACAAGGCCGTGTTCGACGGCGGCTTCTTCCTCGATACGGATGCTGGCCGCGAGCATTTCCATACCATTAAGAACCTGGCCGAGCTCCAGGAGTGGAGTTACGGCTTTAAGGTTCTTGAATCAGAGGCAAGTGAGGTCAACGGGCGGCGGGTGCGCCTGCTCAAGAAACTCCTGGTGCACGAGGTCAGCCCCGTCATGCTCGGTGCCGGCGTTGACACCATGACTGTCGACATCAAGGCGACGAAGGTCTGGGAGGAGACGGAGAACGAGATTCGTCACCGAATGCGTGATCCGGCGGACTTCCAGGCTGACTCCTTCCGACGCATCACTCTTCAGCAGAAGAAGCCCCGCGTCTTCGCGATCGTGGGCCGGCTGAAGGGCGAGACGACAACGACCGTCCAGTCCGTGCGGTTCCCCCTGGACGATGGCTGGACGATGGCCGAGGCGAAGAAGTGGATGGCCGACCATCCCGACCTCGCGAAAGAGGCCGACATCGAACTCTTAACTTTCGCGGATGAGGTCCAAGCATTCACCGAGCGCTCTGGGTCGCTTGTCGATCTGCTCACAAAGGAAGGCCGCATCCTGACGGCGGTAAAGCGTGAGCGCCTATCCGAACTCTCCGATGTCCTGGCACAGTGCGCCAAGGAAATCGAGGAGGCGCTGGACAGTGTTCAGCCAGAGAAGGGCATGATGCTCTTCCTGGAGTCGGAGCGCGAGCGAGCTCGCCGCCTGGGGGTGGCGGTCTAGCCAACCGAATAGCGCCAAGCCTTAGTAGGGCTGCCCCCTTGGGTGGCCCTTTTCGTTGGAGGGAAAACGTGGACACACTGAAGCAATTGATTGAGAAGTTGGACGCGAAGCAGAAGGAACTTGCGGCCATCTTCGCCGAGGCCGGGCCGGACATCGATCTGTCGAAGATCACCAGCATCACCGGCGATAACGCGGCGAAGGCCACCGAGATCAAGCGCCGCAACGATGAGATGGCCGATATCGGCAGGCAGATCGACGAACAGAAGGGGCTCGAAGACGTTCGGAAGCAGACTGATGACCGAGGCCACTGGCTCAACGACCCGGTGAACCGCCCACGCCAGCCCGGAGATGGCGGCGGCGGCCACCGCGAGGCCCTGAAGAGCCTGGGCGAGTTCGTGATCGCGCACGCCGACTTCAAGGCGACGCTCGGCCACTCCAAGAAGGTGTTCAGCCTGGAGTACCCGGATGCCGAGTTCAAGACGCTCTTCCAGACGACGGCCGGCTTCCCGCCGGAGACTATGCGGACGGGGCGCGTCGTCGAGGCGGCCCTGCGCCCCATCGGCGTGCTGGATATCATCCCGTCCACGCCGACAAACCAGGCCGCCGTCGTCTACATGCGCGAGACTGTTACCACCGTGGCGGCCGCCGAGCGCGCCGAGGGCGGCGTCTACGCCGAGGCCCAGATCTCCTACGCCGAGGACTCCAGCACTGTCCGCAGCATCGGCGTTTCGCTGCCCGTCACCGACGAGCAGCTTGAGGACGTGCCCGGCGTGCAGGGGATGATCGATGGGCGGCTGCTCTTCTTCCTGCGCCAGCGGCTCGACGGCCAAGTGCTCACAGGCAACGGTGCCCCGCCCAACCTGACGGGCATCCTGAACACCGCCAGCGTGCAGACGCAGGCGAAGGGCGCCGACCCCACGTTTGACGCGATCCACAAGGCCATTACCCTGGTGCAGATCACGGGCCGGGCTGTCCCGAGCGCCATCATCCTGCACCCCAACGACTGGCAGGACATCCGCCTGACGCGCACCGCCGACGGCATCTACATCCTGGGCAACCCGGCGGACGTGGGCGCGCAGCGGCTGTGGGGCCTGCCCGTCGTCGTGACCGACGCCGAGACGGAGAACACGGGCCTGGTCGGCGACTTCGTCAATCACTGCGAGCTGCGGCCGCGGCGGGGGGCGGAGGTTCAGGTCGGCCTCGACGCCGACGACTTCACCCACGGCATCCAGACCATCAGGGCGGGTCTGCGCGCGGCCTTCGTGGTCTACCGCGCGACGGCCTTCTGTATGGTCAGCGGCATTTGATAGCAACGTAGATCAATACTGAAAGAGCATGAGGGGGCGGGGCCAACTCCCGCCCCCTCTGACTAGAACGGAGGAGGGATATGCCAGTCATCGAAGGTGGAGTGGTAGCGCCCGGCCTGCGCCAGAATCTACTGGCGGATGTCATCGGGGCATCGGCCCTGGGCGTCGCTGCTATCCTGGCGGCCGTCTGGGACAACGGCGCCCAGCAGGTCATCACCACGGGCATCAACCTGCTTGACCGTCCCCGCCGCATCACGGCCACCGTCGCCGCCAGCACGGCAGCCCACGTCAAGAATATCAGCGTGACCATCGGTGGCCTTGGGGCGAAGGGCGAGGCAATCACGGAGGTTCTGCCCGCTTTTACCGACAACACTCCAGGGACTGTAACCGGCGTCAAGGTGTTCAGCAGGATCACTTCCGTGACCATTCCGGCCCATGATGGCGCTACCGCCAATATCTCCATCGGGGCCGCTGGGGCTCCCGCTGTCGCCAATACCACGGGCATCCTGGCGGCCGTCACCGACAATGGTGCGCCCCAGACGATCACGACCGGCCTGAATACGCCGGAGGTGCCGCGCAACATCACCGCCACCGCTGGCGGCACGGCGGGCGACATCAAGGCGATCCAGGTCGTGGTCACGGGGACGAACGCCGAAGACCAGGTCATCACTGAGACGCTGCCCGCCTTCACCGTGGACACTCCGGGTACGGTCTCGGGCGCGAAGGCTTTCAAGACTGTGACCCAGGTCGTCATCCCCGCCCACGATGGGCTCGGCGCAACGACGGCCATCGGGTTCGGTGAGGTGCTGGGCATCGGCCACCGACTGACGCGGACCACGGTGCACAGAGCTTACCTCAACGGCGTGCTGGAAGGCACGGCACCGACGGCCCTTAGTAGCGCCACGGTCCTTGAGAGCAATACCGTTGACCTCAACTCGGCGCTCACTAGCACGCCGGTCGTGATCGAACTCCTCCAAACGTAGGGAGAGTGCTATGACTGTGACCCTGGACAATTTTGAGCAGGTGACGCCGGCGGCCCTGCTGTCAACCAACTCTTATGTCGCGCTGGCACCAATCGACACGGGACCCTGGAAGTCGCTGGCCTACACGATCGCGGTCATCACCAACGCAGTAACGTGGGAGGTCTACGGCGCCAACGCAAGCGACTATAGCGATGAGCAGATCGTCCAGGCGGGCGCATCCGTAGGGGCCGGCGCGACGGGAACCTTCGCCGCAACCCAGGCGGTCTACCGCTATTACCGGGTGAAGATCAAGAGCACCGTGGGCGGCGCTCATGGGACGGCTACCGTCCGGGGGATCGCGAAGGCTAGTTAGACAGAGGGGGCAAGAACATGGGTTTGAAGATCATACACCTGACGGCACCCGTCAAGCCGAAGGTCAGGGTCAATCAGCGGCTCTTCAGGACGGCGGACGGGAAGCAGCTGA